CCACGATACTGGGAACAATTCTTCCATATATTCGCTGATCTTATTGGCTACCACCCGGCTCTCATATTGAGTGTCGTGGGCGCAACGAAGCTTACACATCTTGCTCACGGCCTTCAGGCTACCTGACCATACCCAAGAGCTTAACATCGACTGAGGAAGCAGCATACGGGCTTGCTCTGCGGCAACGCCTTGGGCAATCATTTTCCTGTAATCACCCAAGCACTTTTCATGTATCTCTTTAGCGTAGATGTTAGGAAAGTACTGGGAC